TTGACGGGCTTTTGGCGAAAGCTGTTCAGATTCGGCGAGCTTCTGCTCCATCGCGGCGATGCGAGCCTGCTCCGACTCGATCATTCGCTGCTGTTCGGCTTGCTGCGCCATCGCTTGCTTCTCGGCGGCGGCTCTAAGCTCGTCGGCCATGCGTTCGCGGGACGCGCCAAGCTGCTGGAGACGCTGACGCATCATCGCGACTTGATCTTTGCGGACAAGATCGCTGCCGAGCCGCTGAACGTGCTCGGCCAAGTGCGGCAAGAACAAGTCCATAGCCTGAAGAGCCGCCATCGGGTCGGCCCCGTTGGAGATGCCCTCCTGCATTTGCTCTAGGGCCTGAAGATGTCGGCTGGCATGAATAAAGTGGTTTTCTCCGTCGCTCACCGGCATCGGGCTGCCGCTCGACATCATGCCGTTCTCAATGACGGCAAACTTGTCGTCCATGGGAGGACGCAAGGACGTTCCCGGGGCGGGCAAATACCGATCCACGACCTCTTGGCCGAAGCGGGCAGCAATCCTATCACGCAAAAGATTGATCCGACCGGCCTCGTCGAGGCTTCCGAAAATTGCCATTGTCTCCTCGATTGCGATTTGACGCATTCCGGGAGAGCCAAACCCAATTGCTCGGACAGGCTCAACGCTACGCCAGCGGTAAATAGCTTCCTCCGGAACTCCGCGCTTGATGCAACGGCGGCGGAAATCGACGGCCTCCCGGCCGCCGGGTTCGATGGCGGTGTATTTGCGACGGCTGAGTCGGCGATAGACTTCGGTGAGCAACCGCTTCCACGGGTGGTAAAACAGATTGATCGACGCTGAGCTTAAGATCGCTTCTTGTTGAAGCTGCGCTCTAACCTCATAGGCCGTCCGCGCCTGGCCGTCCGCATTCATGGCGCGAGACTGGTACCCGACAGTTCGGTTGGTCATGTTCTGCGTCAGGTCTTGCAGGACCGGCAGCATGTTCCGGCTGTAGTCAGGGATCGCTTTCTCGACGACTTTCAGCCCAGGAGGAAACAACGCATAAGGGCCGTAGTACGACAGCGTCAGATCTTCGAGTGCGCGGCTACCCTGATCTCCGGGCTGCACGATCAAGGCCGAGCTTAACAGCGCACCATCGACCATGCCGCAGCGAAGGCGGTTCAAAAGCTGGATGTGCGGGTAGATCTTAAATCCAAGACCCCGAATGCCATGATACGTTCCGTTGCCGACCCCGTACGTGAACGTCACAAAGCAATTGACCGGCGACGAAAAGCGATTGGCGCGGGTGAAGAGAAACTCTTCGTCCGGCTCGTCTTCGTCAATCGAACCCACGGGGTCGCGCAAGAACATCAAATGCGAGACTTTCCCCGAGAATTCCCGAACCCACATGTGGACTACGTCAACTTTCTTGGCGCGGCTGTTCGTATAGAGGAGGTCATTGTTCTTCAGCTCGACCTCCAGTTTTTCCCACTCGCCGATTTCGTAGTTCGTCCGTTCGTTGCAGGCCCTTAAAAGCGCGTGCCGGACCATCTTGACGTTCCAGCCCAACGAGGCGGCGACCTTGGGATCGCGGATGTAATGATAAAGTTGATGGGCCTGATACTCGCGCTCCACTGTCGCGCATTCGATCTCGAACTCGTTGGCCTTTGTACCCCGGGGCATACGAAACTCGGAAAGCCCCGCCACGCGCCAACGCCAATCGACTTCGTCTTCAAAATACGTCACGCCAACCCCGTGCGAAACGAACTGATCGGCCAGCATTTGGTGGGAGAATTCAAACTCCGGCCATTCTTTAAGCGTCCGATGAAACTCTTCCGAGATGACGCGCTCCCACTCGACCCGCTGCTCGGCCGTTCCGTAATCCAAAGACACGCGGGCCAGCGAATCAACCGATGCCGTCAAATCGTAGTATCCGGCCAAGGCTTGCTCTTTGAGCGCCGCCGCCTCGCCAAAATCCAAGTTCGTTCTCTCGCCTTGACCCATCTCCGTCAGGTCGTCCTGGTTGAAAGGGGGCGAACCATTGAACATCGAGTCGATCAACGCCCGGTTCTGGGAGCTTCCGGCGTCGGAATCCTTTAGGGCTTTGTAAATGGAGCGGGCCGCGTCAACAGTCGTAACGCGCATTTTCGGCGGTTTACCTGATTCGTTCAGCCCCGCCAGTTCAAGTGGTTGCAATCCGGATTCCATGGGTGGTCAGGTTATTATAGCTTAGGGCGAAGAAATGTCACCCGGCGGACTCCGCTGGAGCGAAAAACCCGGAACGATTGACGTTCAACCGAAGGGTTGCGGAGCATTCTTTGATACAGCCCCGAGCTTGCGAAATCGCGATGGCTTTTCCATCCCTCTTGGCGGAGCGCCTCTTCGTTGACCCCTTCGGATTCAGCCTCTATTGCCGCCCACGCCGAGTCGTAAAGATCAGACGCGGAAGGCTTTGCTTTCTTCTGGATCATAGGTCAAAAGTTTTACCGCAGGGAGGCTGTTAGCCGGAAGATTACGCCAATCGAGAATGCCGACCGACGGGCGGCACAAGCTATCGCCGACAACTTTGTGTCCGTAGCGGGTCAGCATTTGCCACGCGCCGGTCACGAGGAAGAGCGCGTGAGCGTCCGAGTAGTAGCCGCCGCAATGGCGATGTCCTCTCAAGAACACCCGAGGCAGACGATGACCGGAGCGGGCGTAATTCAAACGAGCGTTTCCCATCGTGATGCTCATGGCCCCCGCTTCGAGATACGCCCGTGCGCTCGTCGGCATGTGGTGCGCTACGTCGATAAGCGTTCCGTTGAGTTCAAGCAGCGCTTTGTCGCCCATATACTCCCCGCCGCACTCCTGAGCTATGAATTCCTCCCAGTCTCCGGTATGACACTCGGTTCCCGCGACAAAATAGCTTTTCGCGGCGGCCTTCGACAAAGGTTTCAAACATTCGATGGCTGCTTCGCTGTGGTCTCGCATTTTGGCGGCAACCACCTCTTGGGTCCCGTGGTGCCGGCCTTCGATACAATCGCCATTGACGATCAGCACCCAGGGGTCTGAGCCGAAATGCGCTACGGCCTTCTTTTGCATGTCTGTCCAACAATGCCACAGCCAACGTTGGTGCAGGTTATTGCCGAGGGAAATCTTGTTCCCGTAACTGACTTCGCAGCCCTCGGGCCAAAGCCCCACGGAAGATCCACAGTGCAAGTCCGAGACAACAAGGGCGCCCGTTACGGATTTTACTTTTTTCATTCGGTAATCTCTTCAAGTTCGTTGAGCAACTCGCTCATGCCCTCAAGATCGAGCAGCCATTGCTTCACTCGCAGAGTTATATAACCGTCCTCGTCAGCTTCCATTTCAGGGGGAAATACGTTTTCGCATTTACCTGTCTTGATAAGCAAATCTTCAAAAGTAGCGTTAACGGCTTGTTGGAAGTCAGGGTAGTAGTCTTGGTGAATTTTGTAGGTTTTCATTACGCAATGAAGGGGTATTTATTCCTCAAATAATCAATTATTTGGTTTTGTTCTTCTGTAGTATGAACTGTTGTATAGACTAACAATTCTAACATATCTATATTGCTTACGATTGCTCCTGTAGTGTTGCCTGCTCCAATAAAAGATGTAACTAAGCTTCCTTGTCCAGTTCCTAGACCTGTCAGATTTTCCCTAGTTGTTTGTCCTTGATTTCTTTTACCAATAGTTCCGGTTCCACCACTGTCGATTACACCAAAAAAAATGTTGTCTGGACTGCTTGAGTCTATAGTGGAGGCTACTGCTGTTGATTTTCGTAGCGTTAATTTACCACTTGTATTGACATATAGGGCATTTCTTGGTTGCGTTGGAATTACTGATCTACTTCCGTTAAAAATAAAGCTTTCGCCTGCAAGGGTTCCTGTGGGGAAGGCAGACAAGGCAACGTAAATACTTAATGATGAATTTAGTGCCGTGCTATTTTCCAACAAAAGAACGTCACCAGAATTAAACCTAATTCCCCGATAAGTTACGCTATTTCTTTGAGGTAGAATCAATACAGGCTGTGCTGCTGCTGTAATTTGGTCAGCATTAACCCCACCACTGACTCTATTTACCCATCTACGTATGCCAGAATTTACACTAACTGCTTCAACATCAGGGTTAATACTGTTCAAAAGCCCTGAATCACCTGAAAACCACCCATACAAGTTAGTTGAAATGGGTTCCGTTACAGGTATTTCTCCCCGGCGATCCGGCACCCTAGCCAAACTCAACGTCGGCGCGAGGATCATTGTGCGTAGGCAATAACGGACCCAGAGTGCAATTGAATCGTCGTAAACGACCCGTAAATGATTGTTCCGGCGGGTATGGCCGGAGCTGACCCCGCAGTAGTGTTCGCCACTCCAGTGACGTTACCCGTCAAAGTATGGAACTTGGTTTCGGTGAGAATCTGGATCGCTGAGAACTGGCCGTTAGCGGCGGCGGTGCTCCCGATGTATGCGCCTCCGGAAACTGACAGCAGCGCGTTAATCTTCTGGAGAGACTTTTCAGCCGAATCGCGGCCTGGTCGTAGGTGTTCGCTCATAGGTTAAGAGGTTATGATAAACGCTAAAAAGCAGAAAGCAAACTGGGGTTGCGACTAGGGGTGAATTTCGTCATCGTCCGCCTCCACCGGGTTTCACGCCCGCCAGTCCCAGAGTTACCATCCTGGGGCGCCCGAATACCAAACCGCTCACGGACGACTTCGAGCAAAACGAATGCCGCGTCCGCTATGTCAGGCGACCGCCCCGTCCTCGCCTTCATATCCACCTTGCTCTCGACCAAGACTTTCATCGCTCCACTCTTTCGCGTGTCGTAGTGGCGACTCGTCATTTCCCGGGCCAAATCCGGCCCGATGCCCCGGAGCTGCCCGTGCTGGAGGAATTCCTTCGCGCCGAACCACAGCTCGGTCACCCGATTGCAGTATTTCTCGCTGCCCTTGGTCGAGTCGTACGAGGACAGCGCTCGCTCCGACGGTGCCCCTCCAAAATGCACTCGCATGAACTCGTTACTACCCGCCACCGACGCGAGCGCATCGCAGAACGGGACGCCGCCGCCGGTAACGTCCACGCCGACGTTGTACCAAGGGATGTTGTGCTGGATGACAATGTCTCGGATCTTTCGAGCAATCTGCATGGTGCGCGGCTCGGGGCTGGATACCTCGTCCTCCAGATAGTGGAACTCGTCGAATGACACTTGATCGAATCCTTCCTTCCCGACCCCGTAAGACCCAAGGTAGATGACGCAGCGGTCACCGCCGGAGACAAACGACGGGTCAATGCCGACCACGCGCTGTGGCGTTTTCAGCCAGACCGCCTGTTGGTCGCCTTTGAACCGAATAATCTCGGTCTCGGAATAGATGGCCTTCGACGCAGCCTGGGGCGCCCAAAAGCCCCGATAATCCCTCCAAAACAACGGCGAGTCCTCCCCCAACCGCGCGCGGGCCTCGTCGATCTTTTCAAATTTCTGGATCGGCCACTTGTTTTCCCCGATCAAGTAATTCGGATTTTTAAGCGCGTCAAAGTGCAGACACACGCCGCCGATCTTGGTCTCCCAGCGGCCGGTATCCACGTTGATCGCCCCCCACCCGTCTTTCGGCTCCACGAACTTGCCGAACGGATCGTAATAGCTCGTCGGGTTTGAGGCGGCGCAAATGTGCAGCACCGGGTTGTTCGCCATGTTGGACAGCGCGGTGTCGATCAAGGCGTGGCTCAACTCAGACAGCTCGTCGGCCGCCAGATAGACTCGGAGCGCTTTCATGCCTCTCATTTTGCCGGTCACTTCATTGCTTTTTCGGGCTTCGGCGGGAATCAGGTAAACGCCGGATTGTTCCTGCCTTTGGCCGTTTTTCATCACGTAGATCGCCGGAGTCGGCGTATCCGCAAGCTTGGCTGGGGCGACATCCTTGATCGCGGGCCAATACCGCTGCACGGCCCCCCAAACTCTTTTCTTGGCGTCGCGGATCGAAGTCGAGGTCAGCAGGCCCAACGTGTGGTACGGCGCCGAGAGCCAATTCAACAAGACCCAGACGGCCATGAAATCCGACTTGCCGCTACTCCCGCAGCCTGCGAAACCGACATAGCGATTATGGCAGCACTCGTGCAACATCGATTCGGCCCAGGGGTGCCAAATGAAGTTCTCGGTCTTGTGGTTCCAAAAGATTTTGGCCGCACGTTTGAAGTGCTCTTCGCGGCCCAACCAATCGGGCGAGCGACCGCCCTCACGGTACATAAAAAGCTCGATGGCCCAATCGGCATACTCCGGCGGGAAAATGAATCCGTAGCGGCGGATCGCCGTCGAGGGGACGAGTTTTGCGTCGTTAATGAGACAGGGCTTAAAAATCATAAGTCTTTTGTGCCAAAATCCTTGTCACAGCCCGGCACAGGCCGATTTGATAACGGCGCAAGGCGCTGGTACTCTGAAGGTTTACGCATTTGTGCAATCAACTTCGAATCCCGTGCGCGCTGCCCTATTTTCAAATTCGTAAGTCACTCGACTTACTCTGTTAATCGGAAAGTTATGCAACATTTGTTGTGAACCTTTGTGCAAGGTTATGAATAATTTTGAACGACTTGGCACAAACTTACGTCAAAAAACACATGACCGAATCAACCCTTATTGAGACCGAACCCGGCGTTCACGAACTCCAACTGAACGGATCGCGGGTCAAAATTCGCGAAACCAAAAACGGCAACTACAAGTTTTTCCGGCTCGACTGGAAAGTCGGTAGCCGCGCATTCCGCCGCGCCTTTTCCTCCTCCGAAAAAGCCATCGACGAGGCCGAGCGCATTGTACGGGATCTTGCCCGGGCCGAAGGGGAAAAAACAACCGTGCGTAGCGAGGATATCGTCTACTACCGCGAATGCGCCCGAAAGCTTGGCGGCGTTCCCCTGCACGAGGCCGTCGAGTTCTACTGCAAGTTCCATCGGGTCGGGGCTCCCCGCAAAACCATCGCCGATCTCGCCCAAGAACTCGAAGTCGCCACCCGCGCCCGCGAGGCATCCCGGCGACATCTCGAAACAATCATTCATCTCAACAAGGTATGGACAAAATGGACGGGCGCAATGACGCCCTCCGAAATTACCCCCGCGCTCATCGAGCGAAAGTTCTCCGAGAGCGACTACTCGGCCCACACGAAAAAGAATTTGCTGCGGGGTTACCGGGCCCTGGAGCTGTTCGCGATCCGCCAAAAATATCTGCCGCGTGAATTCGAGAGCGTAGCCGAGCGGGTGACCATACCCAAAACGCGCAACGCCACGCCAGCCGTGTTCACTCCGGAAGATCTGATGCGGCTCTTCGTTGCCGCGCAGCCGAAACATTTGTCCTACATCGCCATGATGGCTTTTGCTGGCGCGCGCCG